CGTCCATTCTCATTTTAGCTCTTTCAATTCCGTCTGCAATACAATCTATCTTATATTGTTTCTTCATTTCTTTTCTATACATCGCAGCTTGTTCAATGCCCATCATTGATGGCGGTCGCAGATTTATTAATCTACCGTTTCTAATTTCTAAACCGTCAACATAGTTATTAGCTGAAGGCTGTTTCAATGTCACTTTAGGACTCGGGTTAGGTTTTTGATAAGACATAACTTTTATTTTTTTTGTAAAGATACAAAATTTATATGAGATACATAGAGGTTGTAGGCTTCCTTACGATATACGCGTTACGGTCGCGCTGGAAAAAAATTTTTTTTTGTTTGGCGGGGGGTCTGTTTTATTTTCTTTTTTGCCGATTTTTTTAGCTTTTTCCAAATCAGCTTTAACAGGTTAAAATCAATTTTAGAATCAGAGAATAGCCCTCATTATTCTAGCTTTTCCAGTTAATTCAATAGGTTGATAGGGGGATATTATTATTTAATTTTAATATCGGGGTAAATATTAAAACTTTAATGCTCTTATACAGAGATTAAAGGTCATCTATGGCCCATTTAAAACACTCTAAACAAAACTAAGTGAACGCGCTCCAGTATAAAATTTCTAACACTCTGGACAACAGATATAAATTTAATTAGTCGTACGCGACCAATTCAGCCCAAAAAAATAATATAAAAATCCTTTGGCCAACTGGTTGAATTAGATTATATTTAAACTATGAATGCACAACTAATAGACAATACGCGAGTAAAAACGCTGTTTTTCAGAGTAAAAACGCAGAATATTAGGAGTAATTTCGAGGGTAATTTTGCCCGCAAAATCTCATAAAAAAATATAAAACAATGAGAAATTTATTAGAAATGGAAAGAGAAATGCTAAACGATAGCAACTTTTCGAACACACTTACAGAAATATCAGCGCTGGTTGATACTGTAGAAACTGCCCAAAGCAGCAAATTAATAGCTAAAATTCAAATGGGAAAATTAGCTACAGAATGCAAAAAATGGCTAAAGAAACCAGCAACAAAAAGAATGTTTGAATCTAACGATTTGGCTCTTTGGAGTATCGAAGATATGTCGATGAAGTTTTTTAATGTTAAGCAAAGCCAAATGAACAGAATGGCGAAAGCTTATAAGAGTACTACTCAAAATGCTGATTATGTTAACCAGTTTTTAACGAAATGTACAGAAGAAGAGGAGAGCGGAAAGAATGTTGTTAGGTCTATCGACAATTTTAACAAATTTGTCAAAGGACTTGAAGTAAATGCAGAAGAATCAGTATCGGCAACAATCCCGACAATTTTCACACTAGCTTTTAAGATTAAAGAATTGGAGCAAGATGCGGAAAGAAATATCGCTGTTAGAATCGATGAAAATCTAGAGTTAACCAGTAAAAATGAGCAAGATGAAATCGTAAAAGCAATGCAATTTTTAGCATCAAAACTGGCGGGAGTATCTGTGTTAACTGGTGTTGATACTGGAAACGATAATTTTAACAATAATTCAAACTAATTTTTAACTTAAAAACACACACACAAAAATGAAAAATTTAATCGGAAAAAAGTACGACAAACTAGAGCAGCACGCGGCCAATTCAAATGGCAATCAGCGTTCTAGAATTGTTGTACAGCCTTATCAGTGTAGCCCGAATCCAGAGGACTACGCAAATACAAAATTTGAGGTTGATTTAACTGGAATGACAAAGAAACAAAGAGCAAACAACATAACCAGAGTATTAGAATCTTCGGAGTTTGTTTACAAATCAAAATTTACTATCGGAATGGAAGTAGAGAAATCGAGAATTTCTAGAGATGTTTTAACTGGTAGCGAATTGAATTATTTTTGTCAATTAATGAAAGGGATTGAAAGAGATGGGAGCTGCGGACTTGAAGCCATCACTAATATTTTACCACTTATCCCAATGAGCAAATGGCGTAATAAAATATTTGATTTAATGCATAAAGCAAAGTATTTAATCGATGAAAATTACAGCCAGTCAGATGAAATGAATGACTACGGGTCTTACAGATGTGGCGGCCATATGACTATTGCTAGCGCAAATCATACCAGTAGTGAATTAAATGAACTGATGAGGCCTTATTACGCAATCATTTATGCTCTTAACCGCAAGAGATTAGCTAACCAGTTTTGCTGCAATAACGTTACAGCGAGAACAACTAGCGAATCTATATCAGACCATATCAACGCTGCTAGAGGTACAAAATACCAGCCAATATTTGAGAAATCAAGATTAGGTTTACTGGAGTTTAGATTATGGAGCCGATTTACTAGCGTAAAACAAATGATTAACAGATATAAATTAATGCAAATTATTGTTGATTTTGCTGTTAATGATAGAGGGAGTTATGCAAAATTGATTAAGAAGTTAAAACCAACTTTATTATCGATGTATAACAACGATGAGTTTAAGGTTGATATGTTAATTGAGTTATCAAAACACTTTAGAAAAATGTTAATGACTAACAAAATTAACCACGTTGTATTGCCTTTTATTTGGAACAGATACCAAAATCCAGCTAGAATGCACCGCGATGAGTTAGCGGTTGTGAAATCGATAACAACACCGACAGCGTTTCGATTGTGGAAACGAGGGGAAATCTCTTTTGCACGCAAAAGATGATTGACACAGCTGGGCAGCTGTATAAACTGCCCTCTGTAGTGCGATGAATGTCGCACCTGATGATTCGAAAACGATGAAACAGATTAAACAATTTAAAAACAAATATTATGAGTACACACACAAAAAAAATGTTAACCAGTATTAAATTAACTGGCGCGCAAAGAAGAAACTTACAAGAAGTTTTGAATTCATTTTACTTTCAACAAATTACACCAAACAACGAACAAAAGTTAAGATGTAAATTTGTTAAAACTTTATCTGATAGTCAAAGGCGTAGCAACAATGGTTTAGAGGTCGCAGAAGGACTTTCGTTTCCTTTAGCTAGAGATACTTGGAAGAGCCGAAGTTTAAGGCTAAACAAAGCGCAATTTAAAGGAATAGAAATGCTTTTCACACCTACAGAACACAACGAATTGCGATTCGGAATTAACACTAGTTTAGAATTTTTAGAATTAAACTGGCCTAAAATTCATACTGTGGAAAAGGTTTACTCCTTAATTGACAATGCTATTAGACAAGCTAACCGCCTTATGCACGCTAGAATAAGATGCGATGAGAGGGATAGAGAGTTTTTAATTTATATCATAAAATATTATAGATTAAGTGCAGTAGCCCTAACCTTTTATGCTGATTCTGGAAAATGGGTAAATGGTAAAACGCTTTATGACTACAATAGGGCTAGAGGGAGCAGCATAATTTCGAATCAACATTTATACCGACTTACACAATGTAGCGAGAGAGTTTTTGTAAATGTTGAGGAAATAAAAATCCCAACTGAACAGAGATACGTTTACGCCAATTAGTCGTACACGACCAAAAAGAGAGGCCGCTTTATGCGGTCTTTTTTTTTGCCTTGAACCGAATTTTTTTCACCGAACCGAATTTTTTTCACCGAACCTCCTTTGCTAATCCCGCGGGATTGGCAGACGCATGGCAGACGCATGGCAGACGCAGGCAGGACGCGAGCAGGAAGCAGAAGCAAAGAAGCTGGAAGCAAAGAAGCTGGAAGCGGAGGAGCTGTAAAAAAAAACACGAGACACAAATTCAAAGAAGACATTTGGAAGCGGTCTTCTAGAATACACGAAATAAAATTTCGCATAAATTGTTTGGCTATGTCTAAATGTTTTCTTATCTTTGTCTAATAATCAGAGGTCAGCGTACACAATTACTAGAAGTACAAACCTCACAAACAAATAAACTATGTGTATAATTATTGTAAAGTCGAAAGACAAAAAAGTATCGCCAGAGATACTTAAAAATTCTTCACGCATCAATCCTCACGGACTAGGCGTAATTTTTCTGGATACCAATGAAGTCGAGTACTACCAGTCTAAAGAATGGAAAGTACTAGACACAGACAGACCCTACATTGCTCATTTCAGATTAGCAACTAAAGGGAAAATTAACAAAGCAAACACCCACCCATTTATATGCGGTAACAATAGTAACGAACTGCTTATGCATAATGGAACTATACGCGGATATGGAACACAAGATATGTGTGATAGCAAACAACTTGCTATTGAACTAGGCGGTATTGCTAGGCAGCAATGAAGAGCAGTACTAGGTCAACACGATTCTAGATTTGTTACTTACAACAAACACAACCGACAATACGAAATCTACAACAAAGAAATGTGGATAAAACACAATGGAGTTTGGTTTTCTAAACCCAATGTGTTACAGCACAATGTTGTAGCAGTGTATGGTACTTTAAAGAAAGGCGGGGGCAATCACA